GGCCTTCGCAATGTTCCAGCGCCAGCGTGCAGCGTCTCGACACTGACCCGCTCAGCACACCTGAAACCGACCTTGCGTACCTCATCCGTGCCACCGAAACCTATAGGTTAACCCCGATCACGGAAACCGTGCCGGATGCTACCTGCGTGCGCCTATCTGCTGGCCTATTCCGCGCCGATCCCGTCGATATGCCCCTACCCCCTGCTGCCGACCTCCCCGCATTCCAAGGAATCCTAACCCATGAGCTTATTACTGGGTGATTTCCTTGCGGGCCTATCCGGTCAGCAATTAGCGGCTGCCAAGCGCGAAATTGGCAAATACCTCAGTACCCAACTGAAACATCGCCTAGCAGCCCAGCAAACTGCTGACGGCGGTGGTTTTGCACCCCGTCGCGGCAAAGGCGGAAAAATGCTAAAGGGCTTTGCAGCTCGCACCCGCACAGCGATTGACCCGGAATCTGTAGCAGTTGGCTACCGTGGACGCGATGCAAAACTGGCACGCACCCACAATCTCGGCTTACTTGATCGCATCAGATCACAGTCTGGCGCAATGGTTATGGCAAACTACCCTGCCCGTCAATGGGTCGGCATCAACGCCGATGACCAAGCCGCTATCCTGCAAATTTTGCAAAATCAACTGGAGCGCGGCGGCAATGCATGAGAAATTCAATCGGCTGTTGCGCCCACTGGCTGACCGCATCAGCGGCATGATAGGCGTGGGCAAGCTCACCCGCATTGACCCCGGCGCAAACCAACAGTGCCAAGTCGAAATGCAAGAAGACGTGCTGCGAGACCAAATCCCCCACCACCTGCCCTACGGTTTCGCCCACGTCCCCCAGCCCGGTGCAGAACCGCTGGTTGCCTACTTGCGCGGTGACGCATCCGGCGGCATCGTCATCCAAATCCGTGACCCACGCCACCAGCCCACCCTAGCCCCCGGCGAAGTCGCCCTGCACGACGACCAGCTCCAGACCATCCACATCACCCGCAGCGGAATCCTGATAAAGACCGACAAGACAGTTACCGTCGATAGCCCCACCGCTGTTTTCACTGGCGATGTCGATATTGCGGGCGAATGCACCATAAACGGAATTGCTTTCACTCTGCATAATCATGGCGGCATAATTCCCGGTTCTGGAAGCACAAAAGAGCCTAACAAATAATCAGATAAAGCACATTCTTAAGGTAAACTATTGCTTATGTGTTATAATTATAATTTATCAAAACAGGGTGGTTTATGAGAAAAAAGATAGCTTGGACATACCGTTGCCCGATTTGCCACGCCAAAGCATTCCATGCCGGGCCTCCTATCGACGGCGAGCAAGTTTGCCGTTGCACTAATAACCTCTGCGGTCACGTCATGACCTTCCAAGTGATCAATGAGCGCACCACCGCACTGGTCGAAGACCCCCGTCATTGCCCAGCGTGTGGCTCACATAAAACCCGCACCATCACCCACAAGCTATTCGCGCCCTATTCCCACACCGCGTACCGTAAGTTTATGCGCTGCACTAACGACGGCTGCATGACGGAATCAGTGCTGTTGGTTACGTTTGGTAAAACACTCAGCCCGTCTGCATTCGGCACGTATGACCCTTGCAGCGGTACTGTGACATTGACCAAACCACTGGAATACCATGCTGCCCAGCCAACCCACCTTGACGGAACTGAAAGCGCGAATGCTAGCCGATCTGGATTACAGATTGCCAAGCCTGCGCACACGTCCAGCCAAAGCGGTCTTGGTCGTCTTAGTCACCGTGATAGCCGGAGTGATCAGCAGCCTGTACGCTTTCGCTGGGTGGATTGCCCAGCAACTTGACCCACTAACCGCGTCTGAATCATGGCTTGCCGTATGGGCATCACGCCTTGGTGTCCCGCGTAAATCCGCCACTGCCAGTGCAGGTAAAATCCTGCTGACTGGCAGTGGCGCTATCCCCAGCGGCACGCGCCTACGCCACGTCAACAGCGGCGCGCTCTACCAAACCACTGCCAGCGGCAACGCGGGGGAAGCGATCCCCGCCACTGCTGAAACCACCGGCGCAATCACCAACCTTGCAGTCACCGAAACCCTAACCCTCGAAACCCCCATCAGCGGCATTGGCATGACCGCCACCATCGCGGTTGCATTCGCAGGCGGTGCTGACATCGAACCAATCCCCGCATGGGCTGCACGGGTCGCTGAAAAGCTCCAAGACCGCCAAAAAATAGGCGACAACGACGACTACAAACGTTGGGCAAAAGAGTCACACGCCAACATCATCGACGCGCAAGTTTATGGAAACACCCCGCAACTGGGCAGTATCCTTATCCGCGTACTGGGGACAGCCACCAACCCCATCATTGATGCCGTCACCCTTGCCGCAGCCCAAGCAGTGCTAGACCGTAAACGTAACGTCGGCTGCACTGTTACCCTTGCCGCCGCCATCGCCCAGCCGATAGCCATCCGCATTGCCGACGTACCCGAAACCGCCCGCCCCGCCATTGCCACGGGCATAACCAGCCTGTTTTCCAGTCGTGCAAAATTCAACGCTCAACTCTGGCCTGAAGAGCTTGAGCGCATCATCGCATTGCACAGCGACACCTACACGCTGCTTGCCCCCGTCGGGAAAGTCACTGCCACCGATGGCAAAATCCTTACGCAGGAGGCTATCGCATGGCTGTAGAAACTTGCCAAAAGACATGGAAAGATTACCTGCGGTTACAAACGCAGCTACTCCCACCGGGGTATGCGTGGGACTGGTCGCCTTCCAGCGTTGGAAAGCACCTACTGGCGGCATATGCAGATGAATTTGCACGGGTGCATAACCACTTGTGCGAACTGGCAGAAGCGGGTATTGCCCGCTTTTCGGGGGAAATCACCGGCTGGAGTGCCCCCGACTACGAACGCCTCCTCTCCGACAAATTCGGCATCACCGCCACAGTCACCGATGGCCTTTCCCCCTACACCTGCGAATCCTCATGCGAACACCCCCTACTCGACGAGCGCATCGTCTACGCCTACATCATCACTGTGGACAACGTAGCCGACGTAACAGCTACCGCACGGGATTACCTGCACCAATACCAACAATCACACACCCATTACCACGTCCGTGACCGTCAAATCACCGCCACCACGGACTACGACCACGCCGCGTTTACGTGCGAATCCGCGTGCGAATCCGCGCTATACGAGCGCGACTGGCACGCGATGACCTACCGCTGCGACTGGTCATACACATTCGACCAAATCCCAACCCTCCCCGGCTGGCCTGCCATCGCAGCGCAGGTAAGGGACTACACAACACTACGGAGGGATGATGCACCGCATTGACTCGACCAACGCGCAAAACGGGCGATTTGTCGCGGGTAATCCCGTCACTGGTGTACGCCCGACAACGCACACCGCCGACCACGATAATGCAGTTCAAGAAGAAATCTGCAACGCCATTACCGCTGCGGGCATTGCCCTCGACAAAACCAAAAACGACCAACTGACAGCCGCGATTAACACCCTGATCGACCGCAAAATAGCAACTGCATTAGCTGGCGGCGGTAGCGGCGGAACAGGCGGGACGCTGACTTGCGCACAGCTCGTCACCATGCTGTCTCAAATTACCGCATTTAATGCAGCTACTGGCGAATTAACATTTACCTGCCCAGATACGCCTGTCGACCCACCACCACCGCCTGTTGACCCAACTGACCCGACAAACGCGCTGGCAATAAACACCGCTAACAACACTATCAGTTACGCCGATGGCGTTATTGACGGCGTAACGCTAGAGCTGGATTACCCATATTTAATTGCAACATCTGGCGACCAATCAAAGCTCGATTTGGTCAATTACAACCATCCAAACTTGGAGATAACCAATGCCTAATTTCACCGTAAAAATCGGTACGCCAAACAAGGGCGATTACGCCGCCGGAACAGCCTACACCCCCGGCGACATTATGCGATTCGGCACGCCCGCTGGCTCGTACCGCAATATTTCAGCATCGACAGGCACAGCTCCAACAGCTGGCAGCGACAATGCTAACTGGATGCTCGAAGTTGCCCCTGGCGCGACTGGCGCAGCAGGTGCGACTGGCGCAGCAGGTGCTACTGGTGCAGCAGGTGCAGCAGGTGCAGCAGGTGCAGCAGGTGCGACTGGTGCGACTGGCGCAGCAGGAGCTGCTGGAATTGGATATGACGGCGTTACATCCACAACGTCAACCGCTATTGCAACAGGTAGCAAAACACTCGCAATTAACAAACAAGGCGCTTTTGTCATCGGGCAGCGGGTGCAGTTGACGAACAGCGCAACAAACTACATGCGCGGCGCGATCACTGCCATCTCCGCATCCAGCGTGACTGTATTAGTCGATGTCATCGGCGGCACTGGCACATTGGCCAGTTGGACAATGGGATTAACAGGCGGTGACATAACAAATATCACCGCTGATCCTGCAACTGGAAACGTCACGTTCACAACAGCCTGAGGTGAGTAATGCCCAATTGGACAAAAAAAATGGGGTGGGATTTTCCGGCGGATTATAACGCTGGAACAGCCTACACTCCCCTCGCAACGGTACGTTTCGGTGCACCTAAAGGCACATACATAAACATTCTAGCATCCACGGGAATAGCACCGACAGAAGGCGGCGATAATGCAAACTGGAGGCTAGTGGCCGCGCCCGGTGCTACTGGTGCTACTGGTGCTACTGGTGCTACTGGTGCTACTGGTGCTACTGGTGCTACTGGTGCAGGTGGCATAGGTGTCGGTCAATCGTGGCAGGCTGTTACGCGACTCAGCGGGGTGACATATTACAATACAACGCAGAAACCAATTGTGATCCATGCATTTGGGATATCTGATGGAGGAGCTGTGCCTAATTTACAGATAAATGGACTAATCATCTGCAATAACGGCGAGACCGTTAATACTCCAATTACGCTATTCGGAATTATTCCAGTTGGCGCGTCGTATGTAATCAATTGGTTTGGACACAACACAATCAGTGCCGTAGAGCTGAGGGATTTATAATGAGATTTTTCAAAGGCGTAAAAAATGAGTTGCACGTGCTCGAGGACGATAAATTAGGCGTTACACTACTACCACCGGGGCTGGTAGAGATAAATGAATCAGATTTTAATTTAATATTGTCAGTCGTACCGCAATTATCGGAAGATGAAATAAAACTTAAAAAGTTGCTGGCATTAAACAGTGCGACTGTAACTGTAGATGGTCTTATTTTTGATGCAAACCCGACGAGCCAAGAGCGGATGCTCGCGGCGATTACCGCCGCTGTAACGCTAGGACTGACAGAGAGCCGCTGGAAACTCGCTGATAACAGTATCGTCACGGTGACGCTGGCGCAGTTGCGGCAAGCGCAAGCGCAAGCGCAGGCTATTTTGCTAGTCGCCGAAGCGGTGTTGGGGGAATAATATTATGGAAATCGCACAAACACGCCGTGACATCATCAACCGCGTTGTCGGGATCGAGGGCGATTACGTCAACGACTCCCGCGACAGCGGCGGCGCGACGAAATACGGGATCACTGCTGAAACAGCGGGGCATTACGGCATCGCTGACGTGAGCGGGATCAGCGTCGATCAGGCGTTTGATATTTATATCCGTGGGTATTGGGACAAAATGTCACTCGATCACGTCGCTGTTTTATCACCGGAATTGGCAGAGGAGTTATTTGAGCAGTCAGTGAATATGGGCAATGCTCGACCCACTGAATGGCTGCAACGGATGCTCAACGTATTAAATGACGGCGGAAGTTATTATCCCGATATTAAAATCGACCGCGAAATGGGCGAAAAAACCATTTTAGCGTTAACCGCGTTTTTAAAACGGCGCGGGGAACGCGGGATTAAAGTACTTGTTAATGGTTTAAACGCCTACCAAAGCACGTTTTATTTTGATCTTGCCGGACGGCGTGAAAAGGATGAAGCGTTTGCGTTTGGGTGGCAATCAAACCGCGTGGGTGATACTGCGATTGACCCCGCCGACATTGTGCCGACGATCCAACGTCCGACGCATGATGCGAATAGCCCCGTGGCAGTTGCTCCACTTCCCACTCCACCGCCGAACTTGCCGCCGCTATATTACGTGACCGACAGCAACGGAGAGACGCTTGGGGTGTGGGACAAAGCCCCGCCGCCCGGTGCGCCTGACAGTTACATCCGCGAAAATGGGATCAATTATCCGCTGTACACGTACAAAGCCCCAAAACCGCCGCTGATTGCCGCCGATACGGCCATTGAAACGGGTATCCACGGCGGTCTGCTTTCCATCGCCGCGACAGGGCTGGCGGCGGCGTTGGGGGTGGATGTCGGCATTGCCCCAGATGTCGGCACGGCGATTGCCGCAGGCGGCGGTATCTCCTCGCTGCTGCTGCTTGGGGTCAAGCAAGCGGCGAAAATCGGCGTAAAAATGCTGGCAGCGCGGCTGGCGGGTGGTGGAAATGCGTAACTGGAAATACCGCCTCGACGCGGAATACACCCAGCAATTACCGATAAAACTCCCCGCCATCGTGCGTTTCTGCGACGAAAATCAAAACTGCTGGGCAACGATCGGCACTGACGGCGTGATGAGCGTCATCAAGGGCTATTCGTGGGACGGTTGCAGCCCGAAATGGCGCATTGGTGATGTGCTGATCGGCACGCCAGATGGAGCACCGGACGACGTGACGGGTCTGCCAAAAACTTACTTCGGGTCGCTGGTGCACGATGTACTGTGCCAGTTTGAGCACTGTCCCGATATGCCGTTTACGCGGTTGCAAATCGACCGGATATTCCGCGACATTTTGCAGCGTGACCGCTTTGCACAGGCGCAACTCTATTATGCCGCAGTGCGGGTATTTGCGTGGGTGCGGGTGTTATAACCCGTGCTTATTGGCTGGTGGATAAAACGCCGTGGCTGATTGGCGCGACAGCAGGGAGTATCGGGCGTGGCGGGTGGCAGTCATCCGCCGCGACAAGGTGTGCCAGTGCTGCGGGTCTATCAAAGAGCGGCACGCGCACCACATCGAGCACGCGACCATTGCCGCTCGGTGTGAATCGCGCCACGGCGGAATATCTGAGCCATTACGAGGCGGATTGATTTTTGGTATGGCCTCCGCTGCGGAAGCGGCTGTTTTGCAAGTTGTGTGGTAGCCCCGCTTCGGCGGGGTTTTTGTTTGTGGTGCAATTCCGGTGCAATTTTATGTTATGAACCGTAATAACTTGTCGCTTCGATTGCTGTCGAAGCCGCGCTGTAGCATGGTTTGCATAAAATTTCAGTGGATAATGTGGCCGTTTGAACGGACTTGAAAACCGTTGAGGGTTAAACCTCCGGGGGTTCGAATCCCTCGCTCTCCGCCATTACATAGTACGGCAATAGCCGACAAAGCACGGAAGCCCGCATTTTAGCGGGCTTTTTTGCGTCTGGACTGTACGGCAACGAACGGGGGCAAACGATACCAGCCGGGGCATTTTAGGGGTAGAATTGGCACCATGTACCCCCACTTAAAAAGTGATACCCCAAATGCCACTAACAGACATAAAAATCAAATCAGCGCAACCACGGGAAAAGCCATACAAAATATCGGACGGGCGCGGGCTGTATCTGCTGGTGAACACCAACGGCGCAAAGTACTGGCGCTGGAAATACCGTATCAATGGACGCGAAAAGCTGCTGGCCATTGGCGTTTATCCTGATGTGTCACTCAAGCAAGCGCGGGATATGCAGCACGAAGCAAGCAAAAAGCTGGAACAGGGCATAGACCCATCAATAGAAAAGAAGATGCAAGCCATGACACCGGGGGCTGATACCTTTGAAGCAATCGCCCGTGAATGGATTGAACGCCACTTAAAAAATAAATCGGATTCGCACCGGGTACGCACTGTTAGTTACTTAGAACGTGATGTGTTTCCCTACCTTGGGGCGCGTCCTGTTGGTGCGATCAAAGCACCTGAGCTGATACCCGTCATAGACCGCATCCATAAGCGTGTTGCCCGTGATTCACACTTGCGCACCCTGCAATCAATAGGGCAGGTGTTGAGCTATGCCATCGCTACCGGGCGGCGTGAGGATGCAGACCCAACCCCAAGCCTTAAAGGTTTGTTTCCACCAGAAGAGCCTAAGAAGCATTTCCCGGCGATCACTGACCCGGTGGAAGTGGGGCGGCTGTTGCGGGCTATTGAACATTATCCGGGCAACTTCATTACTAAATGTGCCTTACAGCTTTCCAGTATTGTGATGATGCGATCGGGCGCATTTATTCGGGCAGAGTGGGCAGAGATAGACTTTGAATCGGCAACATGGACGATAGACGTTAAGCACATGAAAGCTGACAGCATGACGAAGCGGGCTAACAGGGTAGAAGATCAGCACGTTATCCCATTGCCAGCGCAAGCCGTTGAAATACTCAAAAGCCTTATTCCGCTAACCGGGCATAAGCGTTTTGTCTTCCATAGTCCTAGCGCAAGGTCGGATAAGCACGGGAAGGTTAAAGAAGTGCCCATGAGTGCCGAAACCGTAACGGTAGCAATTCACCGGATGGGGTTCGCTGGTGAGATGACCGCACACGGTTTCCGCTCTATGGCATCAACGCTGCTTAACGATATGCGCAGACCTGACGGCGGGCGGATGTGGGACAGTGACGCAATAGAGCGACAGCTAAGCCACAAAGACCGCAACCAGATACGCAGCGCCTACAACCGGGGGTTATACCTCGAAGAACGGCGGCGGATGTTGGAACACTGGGCTGATTACCTCGACAAGCTCAAAGCGGGCGGGCAGGTTATACCATTCCAGCCATCGGCGCGGATTGCATAACGAACGTAAACGAGCGTTGACAAGGACAGACTGTAAATGTATCATTTCTGCTATCCTGACTTTTGGAGCGTCTGGAGCACATAAGCCCGCATTGCGGGCTTTTTTGTGGCTGATAATTGCCAACCGTTAACGGCTGTTGAAAAAAAAAACAGTTTTAGGGTAGCATTTTCCTATAATTCGACGAAACCACGCCTAGACGGTTAACAGCCTCTCTAGGCGTTGTTAGTTGGATGATACCAACCCGCACCAGCGGGTTTTTTTATGCCTACAGTTTTTATTAATAAGCCGCCACGGACAACCGGGCGGCTTTTTTTTGGAGTGAAGAAAATGAGCAAAACAGACGTGGTGGCGTTCGATAAAGCCGCCGGAAGCAGTACAGGGGTATCCTTCGCAGGTTCACCGGGGTTTGTAGAGAAATTCCTGCGCAGAAACGATGTGCACGAAATGACCACAATTCCACCATCAACCCTCAGTGACTACATTCGTATGGGGCTATTTCCAAGGCCATATCGACTAAACCCAAGTGAGTCCACGCGCCACGGCTCGGCGGTTTGGAAGCTCTCAGAAGTGCTGGAATTTATCAATACCCGCCACCGTGCCGAATGATGACGGTACAAACAACAACCACCAACCCGCCACGGCGGGTTTTTTTTCGCACATGAAAAAGTGAGGAACAAAATTATGAGCTACAACGCAAAAGCCCCGACACGGGGCAAACCGGGCGGGGCTTCGATGGTGTCTAGTTTCGCAGCAGACCACCGGAATATTAACACAAACAACGTCATCGACGCATTCAGAAAGGAGATGTTGGAGCATATCGGCACTGCCCCTGACGTGCTCGAAGCCGATGGAAAACGCCACTATTTCCCAACCAACGGCAAACACGACGACAAGGCAGGACGCTATATCCTGCACATTGATAGCGGAATCCCGGCGGGATACTTCGAGGATTTCCGTGCAGGAATAAAACGTACATGGCGGGCGGGTAGTGACCTTATGCCGACCATCACGGCAGAGGAACGGCAGGCAATCCAAGCTGTAGCGGAACAGGCTAAAGTGCGCAAACAGCGCGAAGAAACCCAAAAGCACAAAGAATCCGCAGATAAGGCCGTTAGTGTCTGGCGTTTTGCCAAACCCGCCATGCACGATTACCCCTATCTTGAGCGCAAGAGCATCAAGCCACACAACGCCAAGTTTTATGGTGCTGCATTGATAATTCCGATGTATGACATATCAGGGCGTTTGTGGAACATACAGCGCATTTTCTCAGACGGGTCAAAGCGTTTTCCGGCAGGTGGGCGCAAGCGCGGTTTGTTCAGCGTGTTGGGTGGCGTAAAGCTAGCGGATTCAGCGCGGGCGCTGGTCGTGGAGGGGTGGGCAACGGGTTGTACAGTCTCCGAAATTGAGCCGGGAACACCTGTGATCGTGGCGTTTGATGCTGGCAACATTACGCACGTAGTCGGGGCAGTGCTGGGCAAGTATCCGCATCTGAAAATAGTCATTGTTGCGGACGATGACCGCAAAACAGAACGCACCAAAGGCCACAACACCGGGATTGAAAAGGCGCTAGCAGTTGCGACGCAATACGCGGCGGTGTCTGTCGTTGTCCCGGACTTCCCACTTCATGCACCGCTTGAGCTGAGCGACATCAACGACCTTATCTCATGGCGTAATCAGTCAGGAGGTGCAACCGATGGCCATTGAAGATTTTACCAAGCCACCACAGGGAGCACCTGTAAGCAACACAAGCGCGGTTGAAAACGCCCTGAAATTGGCAGAGGACGGGGATTA